GCTCTATTATATTTGGCATGATGATGATTTCCTTACCAATCATGACTTTTGGTCTAATCTGAGAGTTTGTGTGTATGGTGATGATATCCTTGGTTCCATTTCGAGTAAAAATGCCATTTTACATGAAAAATTTAATAATTTGTTTATACAAGAAAGAGCAAGAATACTTTATGGAATGGATTTCACTTCGTCTAGCAAAGACAAAGAACTTGAGAAGTTTGTTCAATCTGAGAATATGTCATTCTTAAAAAGAACATTTGTCTATAATACTGAATTTAATATCTGGGATGCAAAATTGTCTATGGACTCTATTGTAAAATCCTTGATATGGTTCTTACCTTCTCAATATATTAATGAAGAAATGCAGGTATTGCAAACCATAAATAGTGCACTTTGGGAAATATATTTTCATACCTCTGAAATGGGGTTCAATATATATAGAACAAAATTAATAGACGCTTATGGAGATACATATAGTATGAATAGTTTTGGTTTCAATAACTATATTGTTGATTACACTTCTATTCGTGCTACTGTACGGAAAGCGTTAGTTTCTGGGAAATTGGATGTTTTTTCCCAGGAATCTGAGACTGTGGAGTCTGAAACTAGTTTTATACTATGTGAAAATGTCCACGCTCAAGTCGGCCAGGTTACCGATATTGGGTTTTTTATACAACCTGAAGAAAAATTAAATACAAATCTTGTATTAGAATGGATACAAGAAATAGAAACAATTATTAATAGTAATACTATTGATAATGCAATTTTATTATTAGAGGAAAAGAAAATTTTTCTATATGATAGACTACCAAATGTAGGTATACGATCTCACAAACCTACTATCGAAGAGGTAGCAATGTTGGAGCAAAGAAATCGTATAGCTTATGATACAGAAGTAGTTACTTTAATATTGAATACGATTGATGGTATTGAACAAACCATTAGGACTATGAAGCGTTTAAGTAATCGAATATTTGTAAAATCAGAGAGTGGAGAAGCAGATCTCTCATCTGGTTTTGTTGAAGACGAAGTTAAAGATGAGCATGAAAATGTGATGGACATTGCAGGGAATAACCCTATGATGATTCCAAGCTACTCTAGTTTCTCTCTACAAAATGGTCAAGAGACTCAACTGGATTTACAAGACTTCTTTGCACGACCAATTGAGATAGACAATTTTAATATTGCTTTAGGAACTGGAATTGAACGTATATATAAAGGTTATGATCTAGTAACTAAACAGCCATCTGTGAGGGCTAAATTGAGAAACTATGCTTACTTTAGAGGTGATTTAATTTACAGAATCACTGTATCGGGATCTCCTTTTCACTATGGCTTATTGATTGCATCAAATCAACCTTTTGCAAATGATAATATTAATATTGCTGCTATGAACACTTTAATTAGTGGAACACCTGCTGCAAGAAGTGGCCTTCTTACTTACTTAAGTCAAAGTAGAGAAAAAGCATATATTAATGTAAACACCAATGAACCAGTGGATATTCGAGTGCCTTTTATGTTTCATCGACCAGCTGCACGATTATGGAATAATTCTGCCTTGGTTATAGGAGATACCGTGTCTTATGCAGATATTGAGAATATGAGTTCGTTATACCTATATTCCATGAATGATATTAATGCTGTAAATCCAACAGCTTCTGCATTGAACGTACAAGTTTATGCTTGGTTGGAAAACGTGGAACTTGGTTGTTCAACTGCCACCCAAATTGCAGTAACCTCTGAATCCGGAGAAGATGAGAAAAGTG